GCCCCAAAAAAATTCCCGGAGGTAAAAAACCAATGGAAAAGGTTTATCACATCTATGCAAAAGAAGAGTGTATATACAACAATCTAACTGAGTTACAATTTAATCAAACATGGAATGCCCTCAATGGTATGGTTGGTCTAATGAAGACTGATTATACCTTTGAGGATTTATCATATGAGGAAGTAATTCGGCACCATGGAGGTTGTGGTACGGGTTCTTCTACAGAACCTCTAGGAGACGAATCATATTGACAGACTACATAATCACTGATATAATTGAACTGAAGTAATTTCAAAAACATGGCAAAAGGATTTACTGTAAAAGCAAATGCACCCAAGAAGACTCAGACACCTGAGTGGGACATTGCAGCAATTAAGGAAAGGATGAAAGGAAAGACGATTGTATTTTGTCTTCCTGGACGAGGATGTTCTTTTATCTTCTTAAAGAACTTCGTACAACTGTGCTTTGACATGGTACAGAATGGAATGAGTATTCAGATCAGTCAAGACTACTCTTCTATGGTTAACTTTGCACGTTGTAAGTGTTTAGGTGCAAATGTCCTACGTGGTCCTAAGCAGATTCCTTGGGATGGAAAGTTACAATATGATTATCAACTGTGGATTGACTCAGATATCGTATTCGATACAAATAAGTTTTGGCAACTCTGCGATCTTGCTGTTCCTGCAGAAGGTGCAGAGAAGGAAATTACTTCTGGATGGTATGCCACTGAAGATGGACACACAACTTCAGTTGCTCACTGGTTAGAAGAAGAAGAGTTCCGCACTAATGGTGGAGTGATGAATCACGAAACTGTCGATTCCATTCAGAAGCGTAAGAAACCATTTACAGTTGATTACACTGGATTTGGATGGGTATTAGTGAAGAAGGGAGTCTTTGAGAATCTAGAGTATCCTTGGTTTGCTCCTAAGATGCAAGTCTTTGAGAGTGGGAATGTACAGGACATGTGTGGTGAGGATGTCTCATTCTGTCTTGATGCCAAGGAAGCTGGATTTGATATCTGGTGCGATCCTCGTATCAGAGTTGGTCACGAAAAAACTCGCGTAATCTAAGAGGTACTCAGTTATGATGATGAAAGGTGGTACTTACGTTAAAGGTAAGCCGAAAAAAACTCGTCAAGGTAAGTCACAATATACCTTACTATCCGCGACTTCTCGCAACAAAGCAAAAAAGCGTTATCGTGGGCAGGGTAAATAGAGTAGATACATTAATACATAATGGCTGCTCTTATTTGCAACCTCCCCTCGGTAGAGGTCTGGGTACGTAAAGAATATTTGACTGATCACCAAAGTGGTCATGGCGAATTTGTGAAAGGCGTCTGGGTATCGTGTAAGTCGATACCTGGGCGCACTTTTTATTTTGAAACGTATTTACCTGAATATGCTGCAATGTACGATAAACTACCGATTAGTGCATTTGTTTCATCCCCTGAAACACCAAGTCCTGATATGAATCTACCCAACCTACAGTTTTGGAACTGTATGGACTATGGTGTAGTTGCCATTACAAAGCAATTCATTGGTTCTATGGACTATGAGTTGTATACTCGCGACTTTGGTATTCAAAAAGGTACATATATTTGTACTATAGATAACTACCATCAAGATCCTGAAGTAGTTGACTATGCTACAAGTGAAAATCCCGCAGAGCATAAGTCACATAATCTAATTGAATTAGAGAATGGACAATATGCACTGTATCCAAACAATAGAATGCGTATCTTTGATAACAGTTTGACACCTGTCGAACCAAAAATGCCTGACTTTAAGGTATCAACTCAATATTATCAAGTTGAAAATGGATTTGAGCGTCTCGGTATGGGTCGTGAAGATGAATATTTTTGGAAAACTGCTAAAGAACGCGAAGAATCACCCAACAAAGAGGAAAACACCGATGTCTGATGAACTTTATCCGAATAGAAATAAAGATTTTATGCGTGAAGTATGGGGAACAACGAGTTTAACCTCTGATTATTGGTCATTACCCGTTAAAAAAGTACTTCAAGAGATTGAAAACGACGACTTGACCGCAAAAAAGGACAATTTGGACGTTGATGGTGAAATTTTTGATCCTAATCCTTAATAAATAAAATATAATCGCTATATTCGTGTGCCGATCCAACGGGTAAGTCAAGGTTTTAAAGATGTAAGCATGACTTTTCAGAGAAACCCTCTGAATGATGATCTTTTAACGCTTAAAAACCAGACTGCAATTGCCCGTTCAGTAAAAAATATCGTATTTACGCAACCTGGAGAGAAATTTTTTGATGAGGACTTTGGTTCTCGCGTCTCCAGGTTTTTATTTGAGAATATTAACCCTGTCACTGCTTCTAATATTAGAGACGAGATAGTTCAATCTATTTTGAACTACGAACCAAGAGTTAAATTGTCAGATGTATTTGTCATTCCAGATTATGACGGAAATATAATGAATGTAGCAATAGTATACAGCATCATTGGTGCCGATATACCCCCACAATCATTAGATTTCGTTTTGCAACCAACCAGGTAAAAAATGCCACTATCAAATTTCACTAACCTGGATTTTAATCAGGTTAAAACAACACTTAGAGAATATTTAAAGGAAAATTCTAGTTTTACAGACTATGATTTTGAAGGGTCTAACCTTTCTACAATTCTTGATGTTTTGGCATACAATACCTATATTACTTCATACAATGCAAACATGGTTGCAAATGAAGTTTTCATTGATAGTGCAACTTTAAGAGAAAATGTAGTTTCTTTAGCAAGAAATATTGGGTACACACCAAAATCAAGGAAAGCTGCCCGTGCTACCATCACATTTTTTATTAACACTGGTAATCTTTCACCTGCACCAGCAACAATTACCCTTCAAAAAGGAGTTGTAGCAAGTTCTTCTAGTTCTTTTGGTTCTCAATCGTTTGTTTTCTCGATTTTAGAGGATGTTACGGTTCCTGTTGTCAATGATACAGCACAATTCAACAATATTCCCATTTACGAAGGTAATTTAGTAAGTTCTAACTTCACTTATAACGCAAGAAACCCAGAACAAAAGTTTATTCTGGATAATGTTGGTATTGATAGTGATTTAATGACGGTTTCTGTTAAACCAAACCAACAATCCTCTAGAAGTGTAAAATATAGCATTCAAAACAGTTTATTTGATATTGATGGAGATTCAACAGTTTACTTTATTCAAGAAGTTGACGATGAAAGGTATCAAGTCATTTTTGGAGATGGTATTTTTGGTAAAAAACTTGAAGACTCTAATTTCATCACCGTAAGTTACATCACTTCTAGTGGAGATGCTGCAAACGGAGTCAATAACTTCAAATTCTCAGGAAGACTTCAATATAATCGCAATTCTGCCGATTATGTTGTTACTTCTGGCATTTCCGCACTCACAACAGGTATAACTGCATCTGGAGGTGAGTCAATTGAAGGTGTTGAGTCGATTAAAAAGTTTGCACCTCGCATTTATGCCTCTCAAAACAGAGCACTAACTGCAAATGACTATGAAACACTAATTCCAGCAAGAATTTATCCCGAAACTGAGTCAATTTCAGTTTTTGGGGGAGAAGAGTTAGTTCCACCCCAATATGGTAAAGTTTTTATTAGTATAAAACCAAGATTTGGTGATTTCTTGCCAAATCTAATGAAAGAGAATATTAAAGCAAAACTAAAACAATATGCTGTTGCAGGAATTGTACCGGAAATCTTGGATCTGAAATATCTTTATTTGGAAATTGATAGCAAGGTTTATTATAACACAAACTTGGCACCATCGGCAGCTGCAGTGTCTACTATTGTTCAGAATAACGCAAATAAGTATTCTGAATCTTCTGAAATGAATAAGTATGGTGCTAGATTTAAATATAGTAAGTTTTTGAAAATTATTGATGATAGTCATGAAGCAGTGACTTCTAATATCACCACAGTTAAAATGAGAAGAGACTTGAGAGTTGTTACTAATGCTTTTGCAGAATATTCAATTGGATTTGGTAATGAATTCTATATTAAATCAATGGATGGTTACAATATCAAATCTTCAGGATTTAATATAGCGGGTATTAATGAACCGGTGTATTTGGGAGACCTTCCCGACACTAATAGAATAAATGGTACGATATTTTTGTTTACTGTTCCATCTATTGGTTCTCAATCACCTACCATTGTAAGAAGAAATGCTGGAACCATTAATTATGTTTCTGGAGTTATAACTCTTAATCCTGTTAATATTCTTACAGCAAAGAGTAAAGATGGAATCCAAATTATAGAAGTTGAGGCAACTCCTTTATCTAATGATGTTGTCGGATTACAGGATCTTTATTTGCAACTAGATATAGGGGGTAGCAACGTTGAAATGATTGTTGATGAAATATCCTCCGGGTTAGACCCATCAGCATCAAACTACATTGTATCGCCAAGTTATGTAAACGGCAATCTAGTGAGGGCAGGTGGTAGTACATCTACTACAAGTACCTCACAAGGGACTACAGGCACCACTGGTGGGGCGTTTACTACAAGTGGTACAACAGGTTCAACCTCTTCTACATCAACTACATCAACTACATCTACATCTGGATCCTCAGGATCAAGTTCTTCATACTAAGACGATAAATCCATAAAATGTCAAAAAACAGAGTCCAACTTAACAGTGTTGTTTCTAGTCAACTTCCTCAATATGTTCAGGAAGATTATCCTTTAGTATCCAGTTTTTTAAAACAGTACTATCTCGGACAAGAGTATCAGAGTGGACCTGTTGATCTAATTCAAAATATTGATGAATACATTAAATTAGATGAGACGACAAATGTAGTTGAATCTGTCATCCTTCAAGGTGATCTAAGTTTTTATGATAAAACAATTAAAGTAGACCCCTCAGAATCTCCCACAGGTACAATTGGATTTCCAGATTCTTATGGACTACTTAAAATTGACAATGAAATAATCACATATACTGGAAAAACTGATTATTCTTTTACTGGATGTAGAAGAGGATTTGTAGGAATTACCTCATATAAGAGTAATACGAATAATAATGAACTAATATTTGAAGAAAGCGAATATGATGACCATACTGCAGGTTCAACTATTGAGAACCTGAGTATTTTATTTTTAAAGCAATTTTTACTCAAAACAAAAAATCAACTTCTTCCTGGATTAGAGAATAGAACTTTAACTGAAGATCTTAATGAAAATATTTTTATAAAACAATCTAAAGATTTTTATCTTAGTAAAGGAACTGATCAATCATACAAAATTTTATTTAAGGCATTATATAATAAGGATGTTTCTGTCATTAGACCATCGGAGTTTTTAGTTACTCCATCTAATGCTAGATATGAAATTGTAAACCAATTGATTGTAGAACCTATTTCTGGAGACCCAGAAAATTTAGACACGGCAACTTTTTATCAAGACGCATATAAATTTGATAAAGATATTAATAGGTCATATGCTCCAATAACTTCTGTAGAGAAAATTAAAGTTGGATTTGGGCAGACTTTCTACAAATTAAATTATGATGGGGGATATAATAGAGATATTGGTGTCGATGGAGTAGAGTATGGTCAGTTTCAAGTAGAACCATCGACGAAAGTCATTGGAGCAGTTTCTTCTGGTGCTACCATTTTTGATGTTGATTCCACTGTTGGGTTTGGAACCACTGGAGAATTATATGTAACTTATAATGATACTACAACTGGTGTTGTATCGTATACCTCCAAATCTTTAACTCAGTTCTTTGGTGTAACAAATTTAAGTGGTATTATTGATGATGCCACTACAGTTGGTGTTAATACTTTCTCATATGGTAGATCAAAATTAAATCAAGATGAAATAATAAAGGTAAGAGTATCCTCTGTATATAATTCAGTAAAGTTACCAAAAAATACTAACTCCTTTGTGAAAGGAACCACGGCAAACGTAACCACATATGGAATTTCCGAAAATAATTTTAAAACAGATAAATGGGAATATAATGTATCTCCCCATTATGGTGTAGATAAAGTAGAATTAGTTGATAAATCAGACTTTACATATGCAATTACACTAAAATCTAAACATTATCTTAAAATTGGCAATTCTGTTTTTGTAATTTTAAAAGATAAGACAAAAGTTTCTTCTACAGTAATTAGTATCGACAATGAAAAATCCTGTAAAATACGAGGTCAGGGTTCTTTAGAAAATTCTCAAGTTTCTTCTATACAAAGAAAGATACAAAAAGGATCTTCAAATACTTTCCCAAATATTACTTCCTTTTCAACTGGAGTTGATAATTTATATAAAAATGATGATGGAGAATACATTGTTGCATCTTCATCAATTCCTTCATATAATT